TATCCAGTTAAATTTATTGCCGATCCAGTTGAATCTTTAAATGTTAATTTTATAGGAAAGTCTGCTCTCCTATCAACAGTAAAATTCTTTTTTCCTGGAATAATTGCCATTAAACACTCACTTCCATTGCTGTCAAATGCGATATGGTGACATATTCACTTGAACCGCCTCTTCTATTCATGTATCTAGTTCCAGATGATTCACCAGACCATTGCAGTTTATAAGTTACAGCAGATGTTGTTGCTGGTGAGTCTAAAGCCATATTTGAATGATTAATAATTTGTTGGTTTGTACTTAATCTGCATAAAGCTGTACCGTTTGCAACTGAACCACCACTTCCATTTATTGCTGAAATAACACTACCGTCTCTAACTAATCTAAGTAAATCATTTCTATCAGAATTACTGTTTCCAAAATTTACTGTGTAATATAAAAGAATTTTATTTGAATTTGAACTTGGAGTAATTGATACTTCCATGCCCGATATATCTGCAAAAGTAGTTGTTCCCCCATGTGCAGCCGAGACTGTTGTATTTACAAGGGCTTGTTTTACTTGGATAATTCCACCATTAGAACCACTTGGCAGACCCCCTGCTGGAACGATTGAATTGACTTTAAGTTGGCTCATAATTAGCTAGGTTTTGGATTGTCAGTTTTAACCTTTTCACAGGCTGCATAATATGCCTCTAGTTTTGTAGAATCCCCTTTACTATTCCAGTACATAGCATCTGCAAAATCTTTTAAAGATGGATACAAAGGCCTTCTTGTGTCTTGATATTTAAGTTTATCTAATTCAACTCTTGCAGCATCTATAAGAGATTGATCTAAGTCAATTTTATTACCATCGTGATCTCTAGCATCATCACATATCCAACCGCAATTTGGATACGCTTTATAAATTGCTTCGTGATCTAATGCCATTATGCACTTACCTCCATAAGTGTTAAACTATTTATATTTGCCCCACTGTTAGTAAAAATATAAAATTGTCTACCAGCATCAACACCCTGTACTCTCATCTTGTAAGTGTGGGAACTTGTATCATTTGCACCATCATCTAAAAGTACCAATACAGGGCCAGTAGATTTATGAGTATCAGTTTCTCGCATAAATCCAAAGTTATTATTGTGAATTGTAGTGGAATCTCTTAAACATTTAAGTCTGTAATGACCAGTACCGCCACTACCTCCAACATAAGGTGTAAGAGCAGCTACCACCAAAATTTTATTTGATGCATTTGCTTTAGTTATATCTACCGATAAGCCAGTTATATCTGTTTCGGTTCCTGATGCATAGGAGAAATCACTGCTACCCATGTTTGCAGATTTAATTTGAATAATTTTACCAAAAGGAAAAGCACTTCCATCTGTTTCAGTAATTGCGTTAACTTTTAATGTACTCATGGCTTGGGATTTGCGTCTTTTACAGCTTTGATGTGAGTTGCCCAGGTGCCAGATGTTGTGACAGTTCCAGCAACTATATCCTTGTATAACATATCCAACTGATCTCCTATGGAGGCATAAGTGGTCGAACCATCAGTTGTTCTGTCTGTTTTGTATTTAACAGCAGCAGCTTCATTATTCAATGTGGTTCGTGCAGCATCTATAAGAGATTGATCTAAAGTTACAGAATTACCACTTGTATCAAATGCTCCTTTGAGATCGTCTATCATAACAACCGTTCCAGCGTATGCTTTGTAAATCGCTTCGTGATCTAAGGCCATAATCAGTTTTTAATTAAATTATACACGGAAGTAATCATGCTGACACCTCCATAAGTGTTATTGCAGATGCGGTTCTACCCTCCCAATTAGCGTCAGAATCATTACCCGAACGATTAACACAAACATTATTCGTACTATCATTTGTTCCTACCATAATTTTGTATGTTACTGAACTTGTTGTTGCTGGTGAATCTAAAATTGTTCCAGCGTGTTGTACAATGTCATATTTGTCACCAGACTGATCGCCACCATCATGCCAATGTCCTGTGCATCTTGTTCTATTACTAGCAGCATCTCCTACTTTTATCATTGTACTACCTCTCATCAATCTCATACTTACATGACCATCGCTAGTACCCCAGCACAAGTCATACAATACTAAAATTTTACTGCTTGTACTTGTTGGTGTAATAGCTACACTTAAACCTGTAACATCAACAAATGTTGATCCAGTGTAGCTAAAGGTATCAGTTTTTACTATCTGCTTTACTTGAATTATTCCACCACCACCGCCTGTCGGTACACCTCCTACTGGTATTATGCTGTTGACTTTTAATGTGCTCATAATTTAAACGACTGTCCAGGTTTCACCAGCACCAACTGTAACTGTTACACCTGATTGTATAGTAATTGGACCAAAGCTGCCAGCATTTTGTCCGTTAGTAATAGTATAGCTCTGCGTTACTGTTTGGTCGTTTTCCCAAAAGATATTGTCACTTCCAGCACCTTGAGCACCAGCACCAGCAGCAGCCCAACTTAGCGTTCCAGAAGCGTCTGATACAAGAGCATAGCCAGAAACAGTGGCATCAGCAGAAGGTAGTGTCCAGGTAAGACTAGAAGAGATTGTAGCTGGTGCTTGAAACCCTACATAATGACTACTATCGGCATCAGCAAACCTAAGATCATTTTGTGCTTGGAGCGTTAATCCATTAGCATCAAATATCATCTGCTCTGTACCACTGGAAGAAAATCCCATTACATTTGCAGATTTTCTAAACAACCCTAAATCTGTATCTGTATCGAAACTTAATGCTGGAGTAGATGCACTTGAAGAATCATCTATTAACAACGGACCTGTCATAGTACCGCCAGCTTTAGACAATAAACCTAAATTAGCTTGATCTATATTTCCTATTTCAGTAAAAGCACCATTACTTGAGTTTCTTATTTTTAAAATATTTGTAGTGGTATTCAAAAAAGGCATACCAGCTACGCATTGACTTGTAGCTAAGTCAGATGATTTTGAATTACTTGATTGGATCGCAGCAAAAACATTATTAAGGTCAGTTCTTACGTTGGCTCCCGAGGCATTTTCGATTGTATAATTTGTAACGTCAGCCATAGCTAATAACTATTTTTCTCCATGTTAACCTCCTTTGCCGAAACCAACAGCACTGTAGGTAAAGTTCCTATCAATACTAGCATTACTTGAGTTTTTAAAGTGAACTGTAAAGCCAGTTCCAGATATACTACTCAATTCAAAGAAATCACCTGTTGCCATATTTTGTGGAGAAATATTAACAGAAGGCAAGAAACTATTAAGGTTGCCTAATCCAGACGTTCCAACAAAAAATGGTGCTGTAAATGTAACTGCTTTTGCTCCTGCTCCAGACGCTATAACAGAAGATTGTTCAGTCCTTGATGGCATTGTTGCTGTATATCCTGCTTGTTGCAAATTCATATTTTGTGCTGTATCTGCTGTGTCTAAAGTAATTCTGAACTGAAACCCTCTACCTTTAAATGTTCCATTAGCAAAATCATTAAAGGATGTATATGTTGGAGAGCTTGAGGGATTATCAGTTGTGGTCCGTACAGCTATTTTTGCATTTGCGTCATTAGCGACTGATCCATCAAAATCTGTCCAGGTGTCTATGTTGTCTGTTCTATTATCAAATTGATCTCCTGTATAAAAGCCTACTCCTTGAAAATGTCTTTTTAAGACAAGTGAGAATGTACCACCTAGATCAAGAGTATCTACAAAATCATAAGTACCACTAGCATTTGCTGTTGGATCTGTAAGTTTCAATCCACCAAGAGATGAATCGTATGTAACATTTGACTTTGTTCCGTTATAAGGTGTTCCATCTGTATCTTCTCTATCAGTTTTTACAGTAATAGAATCAAGAATATCAACAACAGATAAAGCTACACTTGCTGCATTAGTACTAAATCTACCGCCATCGTCTTGAAATTTAAGAAGATAAGTTCCTGCAAGGGCAGGAGCTATGACTTCTGTAGCGTTACCAGATACAGCCTCAATAACATCTTGAGCAGATTGAAATGTAGCAGATCCTCCAGTTTGATTTGTATGCCGTATATAAACCCGACCTCCGTGAAGAACATCTATAGCAGTTGCTTGTGTAAATCTTAGTCTTACAAATTGCTCATTTATAGGCTCAATGGTTAAACCAGTAACATCTTCTGGTACTGCTGTTTTACCTTGAGCAGTAAAACTAGCTTCAGTTGCATTTGCAGATATTTCCCCTAAAGAATTATATGAAAATACTTGAACCGTATAAATGGCTTTTATAGTATCTAATAATTCAAAGTCACTACTAAATACAATTTGAGAAACATAGTTTCCATTTTCAACTTTGTAGTTAACTAAATATTGAGTTACACCTACTACAGGCTGCCAATCTACAATTAATTTACTTCTAGCAATACTATTTATGACAACTGTTTGTTCTGTGATTGTTAAATTACTTGGAGGTAATGCAGGAGAGTTTAATACCGATACTGTTCTTGTTGGTAAAGGAGTGTTATTTTCAATAAATGCATATTTTCCTTCTACATAAGTTAATGCCGTAATAACGTAATTAACTTCATCTTGTTCCTGTACTTGAATAACTCTAAATAATTGAGTCTGTAAAGTTGTACTAGATACTAAATAAGGAGCATTGGTGTTTGGTGCAGAAGAAAAAGCAGAACTTACTGTTATCACTGCTCCTGTAATGTCAGTTATAGTTTTAGATTCAACTGTTCCATCAGAAAGAATTACACTAATAGTTGGATTGTCATTTAAAGCTGGTAAGCCTGTTTGCTCCCTTGCATCAATAGTGATAGTGGTGGTAGTCGCAGATACTACACGACCACCTCTCCTAGCCCCTGCTCTAACTGGATCGTTTATCTCAATGACAGAACCAGGTCTAACCACAACTCCAGAATCTATTGAAGTTGTAAAAGTTATTGTTTCAGATTCATTTTGTTCGGCAAAAAGTATTGCACGGCCTAATCTTGCAGCTTGGTTACGAGAAGTACACGCATACGCTTTTACCTGTTTTACAATAGTTCCAAGTTTAGATATTGCTGTTGCATCTTCCACTACTTCAAAATCCACTTCTTTTGAATCCATATTGAAGTAACTAACAGAGACAACGCTATGTCTTGTTTTTAAACTACTTCCTGAGTAACTAAAACCACCTTCTCCTACATTGGCTAAATTGAATAAATAACTAGCTGATGTTTCTTTATCTTGTGCCAAAGTTATACCTCCAGCAGACCAAATAGGCATACATCTCATAACACCAGCTAAATCATTTATTGCAGCAAAAGCCTCTTTTGGACTTTGAATGTTTACATTGCAACTAAATCTAGCCTCTTTTGCACCTGATCCTGTTCCGTCATCTACTTCTTCATTTGCGTATTTACTGGCAGCAACAAAACTAAATAAATCTATATTACTGTCTACTATGTGATTACCTAATCCATATCTAGTGTTTGTAAGTAGATCAAGCAAACACATAGCTGGACAATTTGTATAGGTGGCTGCTCCCATTACTCCGTTAAAAACGTAGCCGCTTGGGTAAACAATTCTTCCAGTTGCATTATCTACTGTTGGAGTACCAGAACTTGATGCTCCTGCTCCTGGTATTCTGACTTTTACACCTCTGATACGATATTTCCTTGTAGGAATACGATTAAATTGTTTACTATCTAAACGAAGAGCAGTGTAAGCACTGTTCGCATAAGTTGAACTGTTGTCTATAACTTCTTGAAAACTTGTAAATTGAAAAGCATTTACTCTTGAAGAACTTGTACTATCTGCTGTAACTCGAACAACTCTTATATCTACTGTTGTAAAACCACTTGTTAACTCTATTCTATGATCTCTTTGGTACGCATCAGCAGTTCTACCACTAACAGAAGAAGTCACTTTATCTACATAACCACCAGAATCATGTTGAATTTGAATTTTGTACTCTACTGTATCGCCTCTCAAGTCTCCATCATCTTCTGCTACTTGAATCTGAGGCCAAGTTAAAGTAACAATAACAGCATCTACATCTGTATTTGTAATTTGCCTGGTAACTGAAGCAGAGGTGGTTACAATAACTCCTACAGCAGTAGGGGATCTACTTTCAGCAGGAATACCACTCATTGCTGTTTGGTTAGACGTTCCAAACTTAGATTTAAAAGTTACATCTTTAAAATTAAATTCGCTATCGCTAGGGCTAGTATTAGAAGCATTAGCATCAAGTATTGGAGTGTCGTTAAGAAGAACATCTTTTAAACTTGCGTTTTCATAAGCAGTCGTACCTTTTGTAAGCCCTGCTTTTGATGCAGTAGCAAATCCTTCTATTTCGCCTTCAGATATTAAATCTTGAACAGTAGCAAAACTTCTACTATGTAGAGTATCAGGAGCACGATATGGTGGGGGCGGGGGTGGGGGTGGACCTCCACCAGCACCTTTAATGAGTTTAGTTTCGTCTGTCATGCTTCTACCTGATTTGTGTCAACTG